CGGCGATACGCATTTCTCGTGCCTCTTGAGTTGGCGGTCCCAGACGCCAGCGCACCGCTTGTTTCCGGGGGTAGAGCAGTCATAGCCGCCAGAGAACTTGTAGAGCAGGAGCGCGTCGCAGGCTTTGCGGTACTCACCGGCCAGCACGTGGCGGCGCATTGAGGAGCGAGACCAGGCGCCCGTGCCGTACTGATAAACCCAGTCCATGTAGACGTCGTACTCGTGCTGATGGAGGCTGGCGCCTTCAAGCGACTTCCTGAAGATGGCTTCCTCGCGTGCGACGTGGGCTTGCACGGTGATCAGCGCCCGCACGGGGTCGGTCTTGTCGCCCAGCTTCACGGGGCGCCCGTCAGCGTGAAAGGTTGAGCCAAAGCCGAGCGTTGGGCGGTCGTTCTTGGTGGGGATCATGGCCTCACCGACGTAGCCCTCGCTGACAACCTTGCCGATAAGGGCCGCCGCGCTCAGCGTGAGCGCTGCCACAACCATGCGGGCGCGGTCAGCCATTGATGAGCTTCCACCAAAGGTAGGGCCACAGAACGAACAGGTACATGCTCAGCTCCTCAGTAAAGCCCCATGCGGGCTGCGTGCTCGGCCCGCTCGCGGGCTGCGGCTTCCTCGCGGAGACGGATCTCCACCATCGTCAGGCGGTGCTTGTAGTACCACTGGATGCACAGCCCCAGCAGGCCGATGACCATGCCGAAGATGACGCCAAGTGTGTTCATGGTCAGACCGCCAAGAGCTGCCGTGGCCCCGCCGGACAGCCCCATACCGACGCCGACCTTGCTCATGGCGGCGTCGGAGGCGGATTGGGCCAGTTGTACGGTAGTGCTTGTGGTGTCGCTCATACTGCTCAGCTACTGCTCAGTGGGGTGGGTTTGCTGGTGGGCCCGACTGTGACCGTGGCGGCGACCTCGGTGCCCAAGCCCTTGGCGAAGGCGTCGTAGTAGGCACTGGCCCGCTGTGCGTTGGACGCAGTCTCACTGTCTTTCGCGTACGCACGGAACAGCAGGTAGTTCACCAGTGCGTTGGTCATGACCTCGGGAAGATTCGACACGCCGACCACACCTTCGATGTCGGTCGCGCCAACAGGCTCCGTGATCTGTGTGGGTAGCTCCGCACAGAGCGCATGAACTTGCGTGCCGGCCACAGCCGGGGGGTAGACGTGAAACTCACGCGGAGTGCGCGGGTCGAACATGAAGTGGATGATGGTGCCCGACGGCGTGCGGTTGGCCCAGTCTGGGTCAACAGCGTCGAGAACCTCCATCGGGCACTGCGTGATGGCACGACTGCCGGTCGCGTTGCGGCGCAGGTCAAGCAGCTTCACGAAGCCCGCTTGTAGTGTCTGCTTCGCCCCTTGTGTCAGGGTAAGAGTGACGTTTTTTGCTGTGGCGTCTGGACGTGGAACCAGGACTTCTCGGCAGCCGTCGTTGAAGTAGCGCACCAGCTCGGGCACAGTCCAGCGAACGAACGTGGGGTCTTGCAGTGCCTCCGAGGCCTGCTTGATGACGTATTTCGGGTCGATGCTCATGGTGCCGGCCTCAAGCAAATCGGTTGAAACGCACGCGGCTGCTGCTGCGCACGCGCGAACGGCCTGCTTCGGTGCGGGCTTCGTTCATCTTGCTGCGGTACGCTGCTCCGGCGGTTGCGGCGACGACTGGATTGGTGAACGGCTGGTCAGGGATGCTGGCGATATGGAAAGCGGCCAGGGCCACGACGCCCTCAACCCACTCATCGAACAGCTCGTCCGGTAGGTCGGTGGCCGTTCTGATCGGTTCAATGGCGACATCCAGGAACAGAACGGCGGTCTCCGTCTCGTCCGGTGCGGGGTACAGGCGGACGCTGGTCGCGCTCGGGCTGCTGATGCTGCTGGGAACTCCGAGTGCGCCGTCGTTGGGCTGGCTGCCCGCACTGGTAAGCGGGCGACCGCGATAGCTCGCGGCCAGGACTCGGGTGATGCGCGTGCCGACTGGCAGTGCTGGTGCGTAGTCGCGCACACCGGAAACCACGTCCACGGGAGTCAGCGTTCGCTGCACGGCTTCTGTGTCGCGGCAGAACTGTATGGCCGCGTCGCGCAGGGCCTGGTCGGCAAGTGGCCTGGGGCACGAAGGCACCCAAACCATCAGGCGGGACAAGAAAGATTCCAGTGTGGCCATCGTCGCTCGCGCAAAGAAAAACGCCGACCAGTGACGGTCGGCGTCAGTCTAACACGTTAGCTTGCGGGGAAGCAAACTACCGTGTTACTCGCTCATCAGGCAGCGATCAGCACGGTCATGGCGTCAGCCTTGACCACCTTCGAGCCGTACACGTTCAGTGAACGGATGTAGTCGCCGAAGTCCTGGGTGTTGCGCACGGTCTCCATCTTCGTGATCTGCGAAGCGAAGGTCAGCGCGGACTTGTGACCTGCCACGATGGCGCGGCGGGCCAGACCCGAGGTACTGGTGATGCTGTTGTCCGAACCGTCACCCGACACCCAGGGGGTGTTGGCGCCGGCCACGGCCTTGGGCAGCTGGTTGGTCACGTACACCTTGAAGCGGTCGATGGTGCCGATCAGGCCGTTGCGAACGATTGAGGTGTTGTCACCCATGAAGTTCGCTTGGGCCAGGTTCGACTGCATCAGCAGCGAGCGGGTGAACGGGTCGATCAGCAGCCAGCGATCCGAGTCGGGCAGGTTCTGCTCATCCATCACGGAGGCCATGTGCAGGACCTTCTCCAGCACGTTGCCACTGGTCAGGGTCACAGGGGCCGTGTCGGTGCCCAGGTTGTACTTGCCGGACTTGGCACCTGCGGTGGCGCCTTTGTTGGCGGTAGCAGCCTGGTTGAAGGCGCGGTACAGCACGTCCGAGTCGATGGCGATACGCATTTGCTGCGCAGCGTCAGCCGAGAAGACGTCGATCAGGTTGGGCTTGGACTGGTACTCCAGCACGTCGTTCACCTGGAAGGCGAAATACTTGCCCTTGTCGATCAGCAGCTCCTGGGCGTCGGGGGTCGGAACTTGGTAGCTCAGACCGGCGCCGGGAACGTAGTTCGACACGGTCAGGGTGGGGGGCGTGTTGATCACGACCTTGTCACCCATGTTGCTGATTTCGCCCTGCCAGTCAGTGTTGGCGATGTCGCCGAACACGGTCGTGGCATAGAACTTGGCGTTCATCTTCGCCGACCAGATGGTCGGGATGAAGGCGCCGGAGTACGACGGGTTGGTGTTGAAGGGAGCTTGAACGGGGTAAACGGCGGGCATGTGCTTCTCCAGGTGGATTGCCTACCCCTGCGGGCCGCTCGTCAGACGATGCGACCTTCAGCCAGGGCGGCGTTGTACGTCTGCTCCAGAGCTGCTGCTTCCGCCTCGCGGCCTCGGTACTCGCCGCGTTGAACGGCGCGGTAGAAGGCCTGGACCTCGGCAACAGTGAAGGTGACACGTGCCGGAGTCGGTGCGGGCGTGGAAGCGGTGCTTCGCGGAGCCACTTGCTTATCGAGCTTCGTGGCCGCAGGGGTCGTCGGTGCCGGTGCCTGAAGCGTTGCCTTGTAGGCCAGGAAGATCGCTGCAACGCGCTCTGCGTCGCGGGCGTCACCGGCCTTGGTCAAGGCATCCTGACGGGGCAGGCCGTAGACCGGGTCGATCTCGTCGAGCCAGGCCAGGAATCCGTCGCTGGTGTTGATCGACTCGTAGTCCGGCACTCGGACCTTGAGGCGCTCCAGGAAGATTTCATCCGTGGTCTTGGCAACGGCGTTGGCTGTGCCTTGCAGGTGCTGTTCGATGGCGCTGAGACGCTGGTCAAACTGCTGGGCCACGCCCGCGTAAGCCGCGAGGGTGACGCGCCGGACCATGTCCACCATGTCAGCTCCGAAAACTTCTGCGTCCTTGGGGTCGACCTGAACCTCGGGCTCGGGCTTCTTGGTCTCCAAGCTGGCTTTCAGTTGATTGATCAACTGATCCTGCTCAGTGAGACGGGCCTTCAAGTCCGCGATGTGCCGGTTGTGGATGCCTTGCAGCGTGCGGTACTTGTGCTCCCAGGGGTCAGGTTGCGCAACCTGCGGCTGGGGGTCGGCTGGGGCCGGAGCGGGGGTCGGTTCGACCGGAGGGGCTGGTTCGACCGGAGGGGTCGGTTCTGCGTTCGCGGTAGGGGTCGGCTGTGCGCCGGTCGTTTCACCTTGGGCTTGCGCTTGTGCCATCAGGGTGTCGGCGGCGTCCAGTTGAGCCTGGATGCGGGAGGGCAGAGTCGTCATGTGTATTCCTGGGCCAGTGGCCTGTCAGGTGGGTTGACCGCTTTCGCGGGGTTGGATGTGCTGGATTACCGACGAACTTTGATCGCGTCGTCCAGGTTCTTGATGAGGCTCTGCAAGCACCGGGCATGGCCTTGGGCCACCCGGAACTGCTCCCCATCCAAGGCCTGGATCAGGAACTGCGATTTCTGTTCAAGCTCAGCAACGAGGAACTCTCTGAACTTCGGGTGGTTGCGTGCAACCGACTCAAAAATCTGGAGTTGCTCGTTGGTCAGCATCGGTTTTCCTTGGTTGCAAACAATCTAACACGTTAGCCTGTTGCATGTCAAACACCGGCGCTGGGGCCTGTTGCTCTCGGGTAGCCAGTCAAATTGGCTCTGAGCAGCGGGTAGCGCGGCACCCCGAGTTCGTCCGACGTGGAGTCCATCGCAGCCTGGAGCCAAGGTGCTACTGCGGCTAGGTCGCCGCCACTGCCTGCGGTGAACAGGGCACACAGCAAGATCGGGGTCGGCGTAGACTGCCCAGTTTCTCTCGCCAGGAGGAACACCGGGGAACTGCTGTCGCCGGGGTAGAGGGTCCGCATGTACGCACCCAGCGGTGAGGTCGTCATGGTGTAGTTCGGATACACCTCGACCTGCCGAGAACGCGTGTAGTCCAGGGCGACCGCATGGGCGACGATGGCTTTCGGGCCTTGGTTGGCGATGATCACACCAGCGCCCTCAAAACCCGTGTTGTACGCCATCACGATTACCGGCAGCTCTGCTGAGACCCCAGAGGCACCGATCTGCGCCGAAGGATTGTTGTACCGTGTGTCGGGCAGCAGTTCGGGGTAGTA